AAAATTTTAAATAAACATTTAGAGAATGATAATGATGTATTAGAATGTCAGGAAGAACTTATTACTAATGGATTAAGACAATATGCAAAACTTTAAATCATTTTTATCAGAAGAAGATAAAAAAGGGTATTTACGATTTGGAAAAACATTAATAATAAATAAAAAACCAAATGCTGATATTAATGAAGATAAAGTAACTAATGATATTGTTCAAATGTTTAAAGATAATCCATTACCTAGTGGAACAAAACTTTATCACAGATTTGGAAGAATAGATAATAGTCAAATAAAATTAGGTTTTCAATTTAATGTATTAGAAGCTAAATTTGGAAGTGATGCTAGTCATGAACCTATAATAGAACAAGTTAAAGATGTATTTGAACAATTACCTTATGTTTCAGGAAAATCTATTAGCGATAATACTGACTTTTGCTATATAACATATGGTTTACCAGAGTTCAATGTTGATACTTCTAGTAAAATTTATTTAGGAATAGATGGTGTATCAGCACCTCCAAGCTCTTTGCATAATATTCATAAAATTATTTCTGGAGAATGCCTAATTATTGATGTTCCTAGACGAATTAAAGATAGCGTATTAGGATTATTATTGATTAAAAAACTTGGAAAACTTGAAGAAGGTAGATTCATTGATAAATGGTGTGGTATTGTTATAAAACATTTTTATACTGATAAAGATGTGTTAGAATGTCAGGAAGAATTAATTACTAAAGGGTTTAGACAATATGCAAAACTTTAAATCATTCTTATTAAAAGAAAATGATGAGGAAAAACAATATCCTTGGCAAATAACAACTAATGAAGAATTAGCAAAGCTTAAAAATTGGCAAGAAGATGAATTAGATGGGAAAATATTTTATTCTCAAGTAGAACCTTCTTCTGGTGAAGTTTTTCTTCAGGGTAGTATGAAAAATGGAAAATTTGAAATACTTAGCGATTGGCCATTTATTGATGATAGTTTACTAATTGATTATCAAGGTGGAAAATATTTACCATTTCAATTTAAAGAATGGAAAAATCCAACAAGAAATGGAGATTTATCATTAGAAACATTAAATATAACATCTTTAATAGGATTACCAGATATAGTTAAAGGTGCTTTTAATGTTATGGAATGTCATGGAATTAAATCTCTTGAAGGTTGTCCTTCTACAATAAAAGGATTATTATTTAATTGGATAGATATGCCTATCTCTAATCATATTAATAAAACTGTTAAACAAGTTAGAAAAATAATATTACCTTATAATTATAATGGATTTTTATCATTTCTTTTAATTAACAAATTGGAGAATTTTTTAATTACTGGTTCTTCTCAACATAGATATCCTGATATTAACAACAAATTAAAAGCTCAAGTTATTGTTAATAAACATTTAGTTCAGGATAGAGATGTGTTAGAATGTCAAGAAGAATTAATTACTAATGGTTTAAGACAATATGCAAAACTTTAAATCTTTTCTAACAGAAGAAGAAAACTTTTTACTTTTTCCAAAACATGTTTCGCAAGAAGGATTTTTAATCCAATCATATCCTTCACATGTCAGTAGAAACTTTATTTGCGATGTCAAAAGTTTAAAATCATTAAAAGGATGTCCGACTATAGTTGATGGAGAATTTAATTGTGCAAATTCAAAAATCACTTCATTGGAATATGGACCCATAGAAGTTGGTGGAAATTATTTATGCTGGTTTTCTAAAATCACTTCATTAGAGTTTGCACCAAAAAAAGTTGGTGGTTCATTCGACTGTGCAGGAACAAAAATTACTTCATTAAAAGGAATTGGTAAAGATTATCTATTAGAGATTGGTGATGTATTAAATTGCGACACCACAAAAATCACTTCAAACATTTTAGGAGTACTTAAAATAAAAGGATTAAAAAATTTTAGATTTAACTCAAATCGAGATATACAGGATATAATAAATAAACATTTATCTTCAGATAGAGATATATTAGAATGTCAGGAAGAATTAATTACTAAAGGATTTAGATACTATGCAAAATTTTAAATCATTCTTGAAAGAAGGAAAAGATGATGTTTATTTAATGGATTTATATCCAAAATTAAAAGGATCTTTATTAGATTGTCCTTTCGAAGTTCCTAAAATAGTTAAAGGACAATTTGCTGTAAATTCTAACGAATTAACTTCTTTAGAAGGTGGGCCAAAAGAAGTCCATGGAGATTATTTTTGCCAATATAATCAATTAACCTCTCTAAAATTCTGCGCTTTAAAAATTAATTCAAGTCTTTATTGTCATAATAATCCTATTGAAAATTTACAAGGTATTGGTAAACAATATTCAGGTGGTTATATTAAAAGTGTTTTATATTTGCCTGAAAGCATAACTTCACATATATTAGGTTTGCTACAAATAAATCAATTGCGTGCTATAGCTTTTATGAGAAATTCAACAGCATTTGCTAGAGATAGAACATTAATTAGCATAAAAGAAATTATAGATAAACATCTCAAATCTGATAGAGACATATTAGAATGTCAGGAAGAATTAATAACTAATAAATTAAGTTCATACGCCAAATTATAAATATAATTTTATGTATTTATAAATTCAAAAAATGGCAACTAACGGAATAAAAAGTAGATATATACCAAAAAATCCTAGCAAATATATTGGTAATCCAAATAATATTGTTTGTCGATCAAGGTGGGAAACTCAGGTTTGCAAATTTTTTGATTTATCAGTATCTGTAATGCGTTGGGCAAGTGAGGAGTTTTCTTTACAATATATCAGTCCAATTGATAGACGAGTTCATAAATATTTTCCAGATTTTTATGTTGAGTATAAAGATAAATCTGGCAATTTAGTTAAAGAAATTGTTGAAGTAAAGCCATTGAAAGAAAGTACTGCTGAAGCTGCTAAAACTGAATATGATAAAAAAGCTCTTATGATTAATGAAGCTAAATGGAAAGCAGCAAAAGCATTTGCATCTTCTAATGGTATGCAATTTAGAGTATTAACAGAATTGTCTTTATTCAAACAATCTGATAAACCATCTAAAAAGAAAAATATAAAACCTAAAATAATAAAACCAATTGCTCCTAAAAAAGCTAAAGCTCCTAAAAGAACTACCACTAATGCTAAACCTAATATTGGAACTAAAAAACCTCGGAAACCTAAATCATGATAAACAATTATTGGTATAAAGCTCAATTAAAAGATTATATAAAACAATTTGTTGGTATCTTTGTAGGACTTCATGTCCAAACAGGAAAAAATGCTGATGGAATTTCTGCAATGATACAAGTTCCTATCTCAATTGGTAACAGAGATAGAGTAGTTGCTGCAATTCAAGCTGCCCATACTCAAAATAAACCGTTCTCTCTTCCAATGATGGCAGTTAATATGCAAGGAATTGAATTAGCTCCTGAAAGAAGAAAAGGTGTTGGCACTATTGACAGAAGACAATACCTACCAGCAGGTGGTTTATTTCCTGAAGATTTAGAAGTTGTTTATCGCCTAATGCCTATACCTTACAATCTTAATATGGAATTAGGAATTTATGCGTCTAATACAGACCAATTACATCAGATACTAGAACAAATACTTTTACTATTTGACCCAACTGTTCAAATTCAGAAAAATGATAAAGCATTAGATTGGACGCGATTAACTCATGTAGAATTGACAGGAATTAATAACGAAGAAAATTATCCAATGGGTCAAGATAAAAGAATAGTTCAATGGTCTTTAAATTTTACAATGCCAATCAATTTATCTGCTCCAATGGAATTACGAGATAACATTATCCAAGAAATTATCTTAAGAATTGGTAATATGAATGGGTTTGTAGTTATGGAATATGATGAAAACGGAGAACAACAATCCTTCTCAGAAGGGTCATTATTCTCTGTATCTGTTATTAATAAAGATAGCGGCTGATTTATCCAAACAAAATAAAAGAATTTCCGAACTCAATATTACTTCCAACTTCATAATCATTTACTTGGCGAAGAAGTTCTATCTTCATTGTCTCCGCTTTTTGAGCTAATTCAGATCCATTTAAAGTAATTCCATTAGGACCTGGAAGACTTTGAAATTTACCCCTAATATTAGATAATTGTTCATAACATACAGCAAGTGTCCAATCAAATATCCATTGAGATGTCCATCTATCTTTTAATATATCCTGTTCTGTTTTCTCCATAACACATTCTAATACAACAGGTTCATTTTTGTATAATTTACGTAAAATTGTTAATTCGCGAGTGTTTTCTCTCCATTCAAATTGAAGAGCTTGAGCAAATAATAAACTAAACGTTTCACCTAATTGAGCGACTAAATGAATGCTTAATAAATCCATTGTTGCTCCTGCTAAAAACAATTGATTTAAAAAAGGTTGAGAATATAATCCAGCATCATTAGATAAAACATTCAAACCAAATGTAGACAATCTATGAATTTTTATAACATTAACAATTTTGTTACTATCATCTTCAGGATTATTAAGATAATAAATATTTTGATCAGGTTTTAATCCAAATAAAAAGTGTTTATGGTAATAGACACTATCCAATCTTCGTCTTGCTTCTCTTAATGCTTGGTTAATAGCATTTTCAAATTGACTTTCATCTAGTTCAACACACATTTTTGGCCAACCTAATTGAGCTTTTACATCAGAAATTAATCTCACTCTTTCATCAATACTTCCATCGGTTCCTATTGATAATTTATTATAGAGTGGAACATCTTCCTGAGCAGTATTAGCTTTAATCCAATCAGTTCCATTATAAACAAATAATGAATTAGAAATTGTATTATAGAAAAATATTCCTTGTGCTGGATTAGTTGGAAATGCAGTTCCTGTTAAAGCTGGAGTTGGTGAGGCATCCATCCAAGTTGAACCATTCCACATGAATACTTTATTAACTAAATGATTATAAAATACTTGCCCTAATGTAGGATTTAATGGTGGAGTTGTTGCTTCAGGAATATTTCCAGAATTTAGTTCAGAACTTTGATTTTCTGATACGCCAAAATCAGCATATGATTTAATTCCTGGTATTAAATAATTAATAACATTATCACAAATAAACATAGATGCATAATAAACTTTATTTGCATCTAAATTAGAAACAATTAATGAAGTACTAGTAATACTATCTCCTAATGCTCCATAAAAAGCTCCAACAACATTAGCTCCAGAAATCGTATTTGTAGGAATTAAATAGTTTAATGAAGGTGTATATGTTTGTCCATTAGTCGGATTATTGGCATTAGTAAATGGTTCATCAGATAGTAATATAACAGCACCATTATATGAAACATAATTGGTGGGAATATTCCAAGATATTGATAAACTTGTAGGTGTTGTTCTAACTGTTTGTAGTTTTATTTCAGAAGCTTCTGAGATAAGATTTAATATGGATGACATAAGATTGTAATCTCTTTTAATAAATATAAATTATGATATTATTTATTCAAAACTAATACAGGAATTATCTTATGCTACAATTATTACAGGAATTATTAGATTTATCTAATAATGATCAAATATTAAATGAAAATTGGGGAAATTTAAATTTTGTTGATAAAAAATTTAAAAATTTATTTAAATTTGGGGATAGTTTAAATTATAAAAGCTCAAGTAAAACAAATGAATTAAATAAAACGGCAGGTGTTCCATTATCTTTTGGAAGTGATGCTATAGTTAATGAAAAAGATTTTAAAACTAATAGCGAATTACAAGTAATTTTGGAAGATGATATTGTAAAAATGGTTCTTATAGAAAGTAATGGAACTCAAGTATGTCTAATTAGAAAATATCAAGCTGATTTTTCCACTCCTCCAAAAATGTCTTTTGAATTATTTGTTGATACGCAAACTTTAATAGATAATGTTAAAGAAGATAATCAACAAAAATTTTCTGATTTATTACACAAAGCTGAGTTTATAGAAACGCAAGAATTTAAACATTATTCAACTGCTAAAGTGTATGATAATATTAAAACAGTTTCTCAAAGTAAAATTAATAGCCAAACAAATATTTTATTAAAATTGTTGAAAGAAACAACATTATATGGACAATTAAAAGCTTATGCAATATCAAATGATGATAGAAGATTAGTTAAAAGAAAAGAACGATACGCAGCTAAAAAAATAGGAGATGAATTTGTTTTTGATTTTGAAGGAAAACCATCTAAAATGCCTTTGCAATTACGTCCAGGTCATTCAAAACCTGTTGCGGATAATCTTTATCATGATGCTGTTCAAAAAGCATTAATGTCAAGATTGAATGAATATAAAAAGAATAAAGCTGATGATGTAACTTTGGAAGAAATGCTTGATTTAATTAAAGCAAAAGGCTTTTTAAAATATTTAAAAGTTAAAGGTGTTCCTTATACACTTTATGATATGGACTATATGTCAATGTCTAATTTTACAGATAACACTAGGTCAAGACCTTCTATATCATATAAAGTTAATGATCAAAGTCCAGAATATGAAAAATTTAAAAAGAAAGCACAATTATTAAAAAATCTTTATGATGATAATGAAGAAGAAGAATTTAGAAAAGCTTATGCAAAATTTATGCCTCCTTATAAAATTCGCCTTGAATTAGCATTTGGTCCTGGTGGTATTGTTCCTGTAAATGTTGCTGAGTCAAACTGGTGATAAGTTATGGCCCAGGAGTTTAGAACATCAGAAATAATGTTTTCTATGGGTCATACTATAGAAGCAATGTTAAGATTACATAATCCACTAATTCAAAAGGGACCAGAACTCCAAGAATTAGTGGAAATTTTTAATCAGCTTAACAAAAATAGTTGTCCAACAATAGGAAAAAGGTATATAATACCAATAGTAGAAAAATATCAAATAAAACAGGATTAAAAATGACTACAGACAAATATAGAAAACTGAATGAAGCTTTTGAACAACGCAAATTTCAAAAAGGAACCATTCAATTTAAAAGCCATACAATTAATGACAAGCATATTCAAGATACCATTAATATTATTGCTAAATTTCATGGTATTCCTGCAAGTAAAATTGTTAAAGAAATTGAAGACAAAGTTGCTAAATTCAAAGAAATTGCAGATAAAGCTCCTTTATTATATGGAACTATTGTTAAAAATACTGTAGAATCAGAAGTATTTCAAAAATTTCAAGAAGTGAAGGGTATTGACATTAAAGGTGCTCCAAAATTTGATGCAACTATATTTTGGAGATTGATTAGAGATATTAAAGTAGAACATGACCAATTTTTACCATTGAGGTCATTTACAGACCCTAAACGTTTGTATGAACCTGTTATTCTATTATTACCAGATCCTAAACGCCCAGATTTAAATAGTATTGAAACAGCTGCTGCATCTCCTAAAGGTGAATTTTATTTTGATACTGAATTCATGCAAGATTTAATGACTTTTGCTCATATTAAAGGTGTAGTTCCAAAAGGTAAAAAATATGTTAGTAATGGTGGAGATACTCCAGATGAATATTGTTGGGTTGAATTCTTGATTATTCATGAATTTTTACATTATACATATTCTGACTTTCATTATCAAAATGAAATTCCTAAAGCTGACCCTAAAATTATCAACTGGGTTGGTGATTTCCGTTCTAATTATATGTTAGTTAAATCAGGATATGAGCAATTGCCAATTGGTTTATTTAATGATGATATTAATTATGATAGACAAACATCATATAAACAAATGTATAATTTAGTTGCAGCTGAATTTAGCAAATTAAATAAAAAACAACAGCAAATGGTTCAAGAAGAATTAGATGGTATGTCTGATGATCATGATACAGGCCAACAACATGGAAAAGAAGAAGGTGGTAAAACTCCAGGACCTGCTGATCCTAACGCTCAACCACAACCAAAAGGTCAAGGTCAAAAACCTGAAGGTGAAGAACAAAAAGGGCCTTATTATGTAGAAGATGATTATGGAAATCTAACTATTAATGGTAGAGATATTGCTAAAAAAGTTCCAACAGCTAATCGTCATGGAAATATTAGAATTGGGCATAAAGATAGTTATAATGAAGTTAAAACATCAGATCCTCTTTCAGGACAAGAACAAACAGTTTTAACAATTTCTAAGAAAGATTATCATATCGATAGTAATGGTAATATTGTTGTTAGAATTAAGAAACAAAAGGATGTATAAAATGCAAAAATATCAAATGTTATTAGAAGAAGATCAAGAAGAAAATAATGATTTTGTTGAAATTATTATTGGTAAAGATGGTGATTATGAAATAGATGAACAAGGTAATATAACAATCATCAAAAAAGAAACTGGAGGACCAGAACAAAACCCGCCACCAGGTGGTTCAGGCAAACCTGGAGAACCTGGTGAAGAAGAAGGAAATCAAAAATCTGATAGTGAGGATGGAGAAGGGGAAGAAGAAGGAGAAAAAATTGAAGAAATTGGCGAAGGTTCTGGTGTTAATGCAATAGATGAACAACATAAAAAAACTGAAGAACGTCTTAAAGCTGGCAAGGATTTATCTAGAAAAGAAGCTAATGAAAAGGCAAAAGAAGACGAAATTGCAAGAAGAGAAAAAGAAGCAGCTCAAAAAGGTGGTAGAGGTAAAGGTTCAGATGCAAATCCATCAGAAGTAGATTATTCAAAAATCCAACCAAAGTTTAATTGGAACCAAATTATTAAAATGTTTATTGCTTCAGCTGGAGAAGAAGTAGAAGAAACATATCAAAAACCTTCTAGAAGAAGTATATCAGGTATCCATACTGCACGACAAACTGGCGCTGGAGCTATGAAACCCGGTGAAAATGTTCTTGATGCTAAAGAAGTAAAATTAGCTTTTGTTATTGATAGCTCAGGAAGTATGAGTTCAATAATTGCAACAATGTATGCTAATATTGCTAATTTGTTAAAATCTAATGCAAGATTATCAAATGCATTATTTACCATTATTAAATTTAGTGATAATTGGCATGCATGGAAAGGTATGTTTAAATCAGATAAAGCAGTTGCTGTTTCTAATGTTTTAGAAAAACCAACAAGATTTGATGGAAAAATGAGCGTAATATTTAAACAACATTATGGTTCTGTTACTAATTTCTCTGCAGATTTACGTGAAAATATTCAAAAATTAATTAAAGACAAATATAATATTTTAATATTTTCTGATAGTGATGTTTCATCTGGAGATAATATGAAAGAACTTGTTGAATTAATTAAAACACCAGGTGGAAAGGTGTTTATTATATTTGATACTCGTTCTTCTTATCTTGAATTTAGAAAAAATTCTGGATTTAGTACTCAAAATATAACATATATTGGGAAAGATTAATTTCAAAAATAAAAAAGCCCATAATAATTATGGGCTTTTTTGCGTTCCATAAATAAAAATAAGGAAATTACGTTTATGGAAAAATTATGGCAAATCAATATATTAAAAGAGCTAACATTCAAGATGAATATGATTTAGATAAAGTTGAAGAATTAGAAAAATGCACAAATGACCCAATTTATTTTATAAAAACTTATGTAAAAATTCAACATCCTGTTAAAGGCACTGTTCCATTCCACTTATATGAATATCAAGAAGAAATGATTGATATCATACATAATAATAAAGATGTTTTATTACTGGCTAGTCGACAATTAGGTAAATGTGTTTCTTCTGAAACTTTAATAAATATATATACTAAACCAAAAAATTGGTTCAAAATATTATTATTAAAGATTTTAGATAAGGAACTTTATGCCAAAAAATCTTTTTTTAGCAGATTAAAAAATAAAATATTAAGATATTGTTTAGATAAACAAGAAATATCTATAGAACAATTTCATAATTTAAATAATCCTATAACTGTTGCTATAAATGATTATGAAGGTAATTTAAAATTTATACAACAAACTAGTATTAACAATTGTTATGTTGATACTCCTTTAGGACTGTCAAAAATAAAATCAAGTTTTAAAACCGTAAAATATAAACTTTATGAAGTTATATTAGAAAATGGTTTATATTTAAAAGGTGCAGATAATCATATTGTTATTGATAAAGATAATAAAGAACTATTTTTAAAAGATTTAAATTCAAATACATATTTAAAAACTATAAAAGGTATTAGCAAAGTTGTTGATTTAATTAAATATGATAATTATGAAAATATGTATGATTTAGAACTTGATGATGAAGAGCATGTTTATTATACAAATGGAATTTTATCACATAATACATCAGTAGCTGCCATCTATATATTGTGGATGGCTACTTTCCAAAAAGATAAATTATGTGTTATTGCTTCTAAAGCGATGGCGCATGCTACTGAAATCATGGGTAGAATAAAATTCTCTTATGAAGAATTACCAAATTGGTTAAAAGCAGGTTGCAAATTCTACAATCGTACTAGTATAGAGTTTGATAATGGCTCTGTTATAAAATCAGAAGCAACCACTGAAAAAACTGGCCGAGGTGGTTCACCAAGTATTCTGTTTATTGATGAGATTGCATTCGTATCTAAAAGAATTCAAGACGAAATGTGGGCATCTATTACTCCTTCTTTATCAACAGGTGGTAAATTTATTCTAACAACTACTCCTAATGGTGATAGTGATTTATTTGCTTCATTATGGAGAAGTTCATGTGCAGGATTAAATTCTTTTGTAAATAAAACTGTTTTATATCATAGACATCCTGAAAGAGGACCTGGTTCTGGATATTATGAAGAAATGGTTGGTAAATTAGGAGAATTAAAAGCTAAAGTTGAATTAGATTGTGAATTTTTATCTTCAGATGCATTATTAGTTAGTTCATTACGATTAAATGAATTTAGATATTCTTCTGTATTATTTGAAGATAATGGTTTTAAGTTTTGGGATGAGTTAAAAGGAAATCCTATGTATTTAGTTGCTTGTGATGTTGCGACTGGTAGAGGAGCAGATTTTTCTGTAATAGATATTTTTACATTTCCAGGATTAGTTCAAATTGGTCAATATCGTTCTAATGATTTAAATATCCCAGGATTATATGGCAAGTTAAAGTGGATATTAGAAAAGTTATCAAAACCTATCGGTAATAAAAGACCTGAGGTAATGTGGACGTTTGAAAGAAATAGTATTGGAGAAGCTATTGCTGCATTATATGAGACAGATGAAGAACAACCAGAATTTGCAGAATTGATTAATGATGTTCCTGGAAAATTAGGAATGGCAACTACTAATAAATCAAAAGTATTGGCTTGTTTGCAAATGAAGACATTATTGGAAAAGATTAAGAATGGATTAATTATAAATTCTGAAATTACAATATTTGAATTGAAAAATTTTATAGCTTCGGGTGGAAGTTATGCTGCTAAACAGGGAGCTACTGATGACGCAGTTATGGCATTAGTGTTAATTGTTAGATTAATTAAGTATGTTGCTTCTTTTGATCCTGAAGCTCATAAACTCATGTATAAATATGATGAAAATGATTATTCTTCTGATAATGAAACAGCTGATGAAATGGATGAGCCAATGCCAATTTTATTTTAAAGATAAATACTAAATAACTTTATACTTAGGAATTAAAATGAAATTACATGAAATAAAACCAATATTAAAAGAGCAGATTACGCCAATTCATATTTCTATGATATTACAAGAAATTTGTAAAGCTAAGAAATGTACTAATGCTGTTCATTATAATGTATTATTACAATTAGTGAATTTGTTTAAGAATGGTGAAAATACTAATCCACGATATGCTAATGAGTTCTCTTCTTCTAAAGAACAATTAGACGAATTAAAGCAATTAAAAAATGAAGAACAAGTGGAATTAGCTCAATGGTGTTTGATTATGTTGAATAATGAAGAAAATAAAGAACAATATGCTCAATTTAAGGACCCATCTATGGCGTTAAATAGATGGATTGCTTATGTTATTAAAAAACAAGATTAAAAGGAACTAAATATTATGACTTATGTTATTCATCGTTCAGACGTTAATAAACCAGATTTTGAAATTGAACCATTAGAAGTTAATTCAACATTAACTAGTTTATTATTACATGGCCGTGGTGCTAAAAATTATGGTGTAGGACAACAACAAAACTTTGTAAGATTACTTGAAAGCTTTGCAAGTTCTATTGCTCCATCTAATCCAATCGAAGGACAATTATGGTTTGATGTTGGTACTGATCCTAAAGTATTGAGAGTTTATAATGCTGGAACAAGTCTTTGGCAATTAGCTGCAAAACTCCCAACAGGACAACCAACTAATCCTTCAGAAGGAGATTTATGGTATGATACTAGTACTGATCAATTAAGAGCTTGGGATGGAACTATATGGAAACCAGTATCTGCTCCTTATATGGGAACAACTCAACCAACAACAGGTGTCACTAAAGGGCAAACTTGGTATGATACTAGTAATAATCAATTAAAAGCTTATGATGGAACAACTTGGTTTCCAGTTGCATTAATTTATAATACTATTCCAACAAATCCTGTTACTGGCCAAGTTTGGTATGATGCATTATCAAATGAAATTAAGGCTTATAATGGTTCAGAATGGGTTGTTCCTAAAGCAAAAAGAGATTATGCAGCAGCTTTGATTTTTAGCTAAAAAATATTTACAAATCTAACATTGTGTGATATATTTGATTATGTTATTTTGATATTAGGAAGAAGTGTATGTTAATTGCTGTATCTGGTGCTCATGGTGTAGGTAAATCCACAGTGTTGAATGAATTATCAATGTTAGATTATTCAGTCGATAATTTTAAAGTTTCTCGCCATGTTCAGAAAGAAATGGGTTATAATAGCTTAGTTGAAGCTTTATCATCTTTTAAAGATATGAATAATTTCCAAGAACTTGTGATTCATAAAAAATATGAACATGATTTTAAATTAAGAACCAAGAGTTTTAATGATAAAGTATTTGTTGAGCGTTCCTTTTTTGACATATTAATTTATGCTGAATTATGGAATAAACAATTAAATACTCGAAATAATAATTATTGGATTGATGGTTTTAGAAATGCATGTTTAAAATATCAATTAATTTATGATAAATTAGTTATTATTGAGACAAATAAAAATATTAAATTTGAAGAAGATAAAAATAGAGGAAGTTTTGAAACACAAGAAATCTTCAATAATAGATTAATTGAATTATGCGAACTTAGCGATATTCCTTTTCTTCTAGTAAAAGAACATGATATTAAAAAACGAGTAGATGAAATTATTAACTTTGTGGAGAGAAAATGATTAAATACCATTCTTATGCGCCAACTTATGGTTTATGTATCGATTGGGAAAGTAGTGGTTCGGATTTTTTAGGTAATAGTGCTTTAACATTTCAAGGTCTTTCTTTTGGTGCTATTATTTTTAATACTAGAACTTTTGAAATTGTAGATGAATTATATGTTGAAATAAAATTTGATGAAACAACATACCAATGGTCTAATGATGCTCAAAAAATTCATGGTTTAACTAGAGAATATTTGGCTGAACACGGAGTAGAACGAGAAGAAGCTTGTGTATTGTTAATGGAATTTTTATTAAAGCATTTAGGTCCTAATCCAAAAGTGATGGTATTAGGATTTAATACAGGTTTTGATATTAATTTTACTGAACAATTGTTTAATGATTTTGGGGTAGAATTTAAAAGTCATCATGTTGTATTAGATGTTGCTGGAATGTCTTTTATATGTTTCGGAACTTATAAATCAGATCATGTATTTGAACTATTTGGTAATGATAAACGAGCAGCTCATAATGCATTAGAAGATGCAAGAATGACTTTGGATGTTGCTCGACAATACAATGCTATATTTAAGGATTTAATGGCGTGAACTTTATTACATATAAATGCAATACTTGTAAAAGAGAAATTGATATTGAAGAAGACCAATTACGTGTTTTCATTAATAAATGCTCTATTACGCAAGGTTGTGCTGGAAAATTAGTACCAATAAAAACTAAAAAAACTCGAAATATTTTATCAACAGATTTAGATACTACTATTTTTAATAAAAATAATACGTTATATCCTGATAAAAATAATTCTGATATTAATTTTGTTAATCTAAATTCAAGCTATAATACAATAACAATTGCTATTAGAGAATTTGATGATGTTCCTTTACCTCCAAGAATAAATTTGAGATTTAATATTAATTCTCAAAATTCAACAACTTTTGATGAATTTGTTTATCGTGTATCTAATACAAAAATTATTTCAGGAAAAGATAATTCTAATATCCAAAAAGTATTAAAATTTTCTAATACAGATAATGTATTAGTTTTTTTGAATGGTCAAGTATTAGATGAAAGTTCATATGAAAAATCATATTTTAATAGTATTGGAACTTCTATTATATTAACAAATATGATTTATAGTTTATCCACTATTAAAATATTAGTATATAAACCAAGCGATATTGTTTACACCAATTATTTAGAATTTTTTGAAAATAAATATGTGACATCCTTCAATACAGCATGGAACAATGTTAATTATGTCAAAAGCGATGGTAAAAATTATAAGTTATTTTCAAGTAACCAAATATTAAATTTGCCAATAAATTCTAGATTAAATCTATATCCAGGTGATAATGATGCTCTAATTGATGATAATGAATGTTTTATATTAATTGCTAATCCTCACTATACAGTCGTTGATAGAATATTATCTAGCAGAGTTCCATTAAATAATTTTGTAAATGATGAAAATTATTTAAGATTAAGTTTACAAAATAAAAATTATATGATACAATGTACCAATGGTTGCGTTATGACATCTTCATTAATGCAGCCAGTTTTAATGACACCTGATACAATATCAAACGTATCTAGTGTTGATAATTCTTATGTCACAAATGACAACATAATTTCAAATATTATTGGAATAATTTAAAAAATGTATTATAATTATATTGAACTGTTTGAACCAGTTATTTCCACAGTGTGTCCAGAATTTGGAGATGAACATAAAATATTTAAGATGACTATCATGACTGATAATCAACAATATGATATTGGATTACTTAATCAAGCTCAAAGTTTTTGCGAAATGTTAGTTGATATATTTGATGAAGACAATGTTGAAATTGACTTTAATCCAAATCCTGATTTTTTTCCAACTAATAATTTTGAAAAAAGAGTAGAAGAAGAAAAATCTGCATTAATTGGAGATACTTTATACATGATGGGAGATGAAGAAGACGATTTTAATATTGACAAATTTATTGTTTGTGATTATTCTGTAAAACTTGACAATGAATTAGTTTGTTTATTTTCTACATTAACAACAGAAGATATTCAACAATCCCAAATTATTGAGAGAAGACATTGAAAAAAAGAAATTATTATGTTTATACGATAATGTTTCAAATGGAACATAAAGTTTTTGAAAATTATCCACTTAAAGTAAATTTAGATGCTGTTTCTTTAGAATTGGAGTCTGAACATTTTTCTGAATATGAAGCATGTGTTAATGATTGTAATAATCTGTTATTAGCATTTAGTGAAAATTTATCAGAAATATCAGGAAAGGAATTTGAAGTTGGTTGGGAAGCTAATCCTGATAGGATGAAGAATGCTCCTCATATAACTAAAGAATGGAATTCTGAAGAAATTGTTCATGTTTTTTTATTTGAGAAAGATAATAAAGAAATGTATATTGCAATGGCAAATGTTTTAGTTAAACCTTATGACGAGGAGTTGATACCTTATGTAGATTAAAAATATTTACTTTTTATTGAAGATGTATTATAATAAATTTTTGAAAACAATTATGTGGAGTAATAAAAATGGCAAAACCTGAAATCGTAAATATTGAAAGCATTCTAAATAACCCTAAAGATAAAACAACATTACAGGGTTTTATTGATGAAGCAGTTCGATTAAAAATGATTATTAAAGATAATAATGAATCAATTAAAGCAATTAAAGACGAAGCTCTTGAAAAAATTGGTTTAGACCCTAAAATGTTCAATGCATTAGTTAAAATCGCAACTAATAATAATGCATTGGAAACCCAATCTGAAATTCATGCTTTAGATGCTGCAATTGAAATTTTATTTGGTTCTAACGACTAATACTTAAATAACATGTAAAATGGCCTAATATTAGGCCATTTTCATTTTTAAATGGAGATACTATGACAGAACCTAATTATGTTGGAGTTGTTGAAGATTATGGAACTGAAGAAATCATTGTATGGGAACGAGTGGGAACTAAACGTGAAGCAACACGATATCCTAATCCATATTATTTTTATGTTGAAGGTGATGGTCCTTATAAATCAATGTATGGAGAACAATCATTAAAAAAATTATCTTTTTCAAATAGAGATGATTTTAAATTAGCATGCGCTGAATATCCAGTAAAATATGAAAGTGATTTTTCTATTATAGATAAAGTATTGATGAATAATTATTATGGAAAAACAATTCCAAATTTAAATTATTCATTTTTTGATATTGAGGTAGATGTAGACGATCAAGGTTTCGCAACACCTAAAGATGCAAGATGTCCAATTAATGCAATCACTTTATATAATCAATGGCTTGATACATTCTATGTTTTAGCATTACCGCCACCTAATTGGGACGGAAAAGAATTCATTCCAGATACAACAAAATATAATTATGAAGCTATTGAAAATCTAGAAATTATATTTGTTCAATCTGAAGCAGAATTATTATCAATCTTTTTAGAATTAATTGATGATTGTGATTTTATTTCTGGATGGAATAGCGAGTTTTTTGATATTCCATATATTTATAATCGAATTGTTCAAATTCTTGGTGAAAGAGCAGCAGAACAATTATGTTTTACTGGCGCTGGAAAACCAAGAATTCGTGAAGTTGAAAGATTTGGAAAAAAAGAGCAAGTTGTAACACTAATGGGAAGGTCGCATTTAGATTATCTTGCTATGTTTAAGAAATTTACATTTGAAGGAAGAGCATCTTATTCATTAGCTAATATTTGTGAAGAAGAATTAGGTTTATCTAAATTAGAATATCATGGTTCTTTAAGAGATTTGTATTATAATAATTTTGAACAATTCATTACTTATAATGTAATTGACGTTTTTCTTCTTGTTAAACTTGATAAAAAGTTTTCTTTTGTTGCATTAGTTAATCAAATGGCTCATGAAAATACTGTACCATTTGATGCAATTTTAGGAACTACTAGATATGTTGATACAGGAACTACTAATTACGCCCACAATCATTTAAATGTAATTGTTAAAGATAAAGACGTTCATGGTTCTCATGAAAAAGTTGAAGGTGCTATTGTATTAACACCTAATAGAGGATTACATGAATGGGTTGGAAGTGTTGATATTAACTCTCTTTATCCTTCAGTATTAAGAAGTTTAAATATTTCTCCAGAAACTTTAATTGGTCAGTTTGAAACACCTGAAACATTTGAAAGAATGCAAACTTTAGAAGATGTTCAACAATTAATTAAAGACAGTAATAAAGCTGGAGTAAATCTAGATACATTCTTTTCTGCTATGTCTAAAGAATATGATTGGCGTGGAATTTTTGCTAAAGATGATTATCCTCATACAGCATTAATTAATGGTCAATATATTACAAAAACTGGTAAACAATGGAATGAATATTTAAGAAAACAGAAATGGGCAGTATCTGCTTATGGAACAATTTTTGATCAATCAGGAAAACAAGGTATTATTCCTGGTGTACTGCAATATTGGTATTCAGAACGAAAAGCTTTACAGAAAGAATTGAAATCATGGAAGAAAAAGTTAGAAGAATTAAAAAAACAAAATGTTTTACATTCTGATTAAATGGTAATATAATATGACAAACATTAACGATGAAGCTATAGAAAATTTTTTAAAAGAAATTATTCCTATTATAGGAAAATATAAAAGATGTTATAACATTCCAGTTAAAATTGATATAGAATTACATTTTTCTAAAGATAAACAAGAATTTTGGAAATCATATCATTCTGATTTTTTGAAAACAGAGGAAACATAAGATGAAAACATATAAAGAATATAAAACTGAAATTTGCCCAGTATTGCCAGAGAAAGTTGAACCTGTAATACAATATTATGCATATAAAAAAGGACAAGCAACTATTTTTGATACTTGGGACTTAGCTCATAATCATTCTAAACTTGTTGAAAAAGTAGTTACCAATCAAACTGATATTGATACATATTATGATAAACTTCGACAAATTGATAATAAAGTTTTTAATTCATGGTATGCTGATTTAAAAGAAGAATTTAAATTAAACCATCCTGAATTATCTAATTTGTCTGAATTTTCATTTGATGTTGTTTATGAAAAAGCTTATGACCGAGGACATTCTGCTGGTATGGATGAAGTTTACTGTTGTTTTAAAAATGAAGCTCATTATCTTTATGATGCATTTAGAAAATGTAATGTTATTTAAATAAATTTCTCGTAAAACTGGATTATTCTTTTAGTTAATTCTTCTTTGAATGGTAATAATTCAAACTTGAATACTAAAGGAAATCCAGTTTGGGCTGACATTAATATAACACCTTGATTAATATTAGTTCCATATAATTCATTACAAGCAATACCATAAAACGTGCATTGTAATTTATAATCTAAAATATCTTTATCAGATTTAACTTTATTAGATGTTTTAAAATCAATAATGCTTGGGATATCTTCATAATAACCTATGCAATCACATCTTCCAGCAACTCCCAATTCATCAGAATATAAAGCTATTTCTTGAGCAGTTGGTTTTATATTATTCAATTTTACTTTTAAAGCGGTAAAAACATTAATATCTTCAATTGAAAAAGTTTTAAGTTGCAAATCTTCTTTCTTTAAATATCGCTCTATTAATAAATGAACATTTGTTCCTTTATCTGCTGCTTTTTTTGTATAAGCTTGAGCTTTAGCTTTTCCTAAACTATCTTGCCATCTTGATAAAGAAGCTTGTTTTTCAGGTTCCATTGTTTGTCCTAATATTGTTGTAATAGAAGGTAAATGTTCTCCTGATGGAATTTTATATAGTCTCATATTATTCTGATTTATTGTAGAAAGTTCAACAGTATTTTCTAATTTCATATTGGCAGCATCTCTCTTATAATCATAAATAATTATTTATAGAGGCTAAAATGATATGAAAAGATATAATTTAGGATTTAAATGGTTTGGTCCATTAGAACAATGTAAAGATGGAACATTGGTTAAATATGAAGATCATATTCATTTGTTATTCCAATTTGTGAATAAGAAAAATAAAAAAATTAAAGAACTTGAGGATCTTTTAGAACAAGAAACAAGAAAACAATGGTTGTCTATTTTACAAATTAACAAAATAGAAAAACAAAATATAACATTGTTCTGGATTTGTTCGATTTTAATGTTGGGAAATTTAATTCATTTGTTTACTTTTTTGCAGGGTTGATTTATAATATTTCAAAGTTAATTAGATGGATGCAATGAAATGAAGATTATGAAAGTTGGTGGAGCAGTAAGAGATACCTTAATGGGTAGAACTCCTAAAGATATTGACTATGTTGTTGTAGGAGCTACTCCCCATGACATGATTTCAAGAGGTTTTGTCCAAGTTGGAGCAGATTTTCCAGTTTTCTTGCATCCTGAAACTAAAGAAGAATATGCTCTGGCTCGTAAAGAACGTAAAGTTACAGCTGGTTACCATGGCTTTGAGACAGACTTCAGTACATCAGTTACCTTGGAAGAAGATCTGGGTCGCCGGGATATTACTGCTAATAGCATAGCACAAGATATTGAAACAGGCGAAATTATTGACCCATTCAATGGTCAAGAAGATTTGAAAAACAAAATCTTGAGACATACATCTTCTGCATTTGCTGAAGACCCTGTACGTGTATTGAGAGTTGCTCGATTTACAGCAAGATATGTAGATTTTAAAGTTGCTGAAAAGACAATAGAGTTGATGAAGGACTTGGTATCTAAAGGTGAATTGCAACATTTGACAAAAGAACGAGTAGTATTGGAATTCGAGAAAGCTTTTAGTGAAAATGACCCAATGCGTTTTATTACTTGTTTGTGGCAAGTTGGAGCTTTGGAAGTCATTTTTCCAGAATTGGATGTAATGATTAAAGACCAATCACCTGCTCGTTTGATTGAATGGACTATTACATTGCGTCATATGACCTGCAACATTGAACGAATCGCTTTTATGTTTTCTAAATTTGAAGAAGAACAAATTAAGTCTATTTGCGAAAGAATGAAATTTTCCAATGAAGTAAGAGACTTGTCGATTGACTTTAAAATTTTTAGACAGAAGTATGATTTGAATGCTCGATATACGGTTAAGGTATTTGACCACTTTAAAGTGTCTCATAACCCTCAGCAGTTTTGGAAAGTGTTTAATATGTTCAATAGTATCAATATGGATAATAGGAAAGATTCACATAGGGCCTCATTGATGATTTCTGATTATTGTAGTGTTAGTTTTGATTCATTGACTCCAGAACAGAAAGCTTTGAAAGGTTCTGCGATTAGTGAAGCTATTATGGCACATCGAATGGTGAAAATTGATAATTACTTCTAAAATAAAAACATTACAGTCTTGTAAAATCCCAAATGAAGAACGCGCGCACATATTAAAATGGGTATCTGATAATAAAGTTACATTATCAGAATTGGCTATATTTTATGAAAAAGGTATTGGTAATTTTCAACAAATCATTTCAAAATTAATACCATATAAACAATAATGAAAAAAATTTATGATTACTATCCTTTTTCAGAAAAGGAAACTGGGCTAAATTTCAAAATAATGTATGGTTTAATTATCACAAATAAAAAAGGCATTATCCATAATAAACATTTGATCAATCCAATTTTACAAATTAATAATATTTCTGATAATTGGGATTTAGATGATAATTGTTTTTTTATTGAAATAAAATCTAAATTAAATTTTGAAGTTTTAGAAGGAAAAAACAATTTAACAGAAGAAGATATTTCTATGTTGAAAAAATGGATTGAAATCAATTATGAAAATTTATTAACATTAACTAAAAAATGTATTATCGGAACAAATTGGATGTCAGCTATTAAAAATTTTTCAGAAATAAAATTGTGAAAAAATGTTTTACTTTTTCACAAATTAGTATATAATTATCTTACTTTCTAAAACAATACGAGGATAAGAAGATGTCTGCTGAATTAGATACAAGTAATAACAGAACCAACATGGCTTTCTTAGGAGACCGTTCTAAAGTATGGCATGGTCAAGGCCAACAAATGGAAGATAATGCGTCTATTGATGAATGGACAATTGCTGCTGGTTTAAATTGGAATGTAGAAACCTCTGATGTTTCATACACAATTCCAGGTTCATCACCTCTCTTTATTCCTGATGTTAAAACATTTCCAGATAGAAAAGTGCTTTATCGTTCAGATACTCATGCTGCATTATCAGTTGTTAGTAAAGATTTTAAAGTAGTTCAACCAACTGAAGTTATTGAATTCTTCAGAGATTTAGTAGAAAATAATAATATGAAATTATCTACAGCCGGTTCTCTATTTGGAGGTAGAAGATTTTGGGCTTTAGCTGAACTAGGTAAAGACTTTGAAGTTACTTCAGGTGACAAAGTTTCAGGACATTTACTACTAACAACTTCAGTGGACTCTTCTATAAAGACATCTGCACGGTTTGTATCTACACGAGTTGTATGTCAGAACACTCTCAGTATTGCTTTAGCAGAAAATTCTGTTAGAGATATTATATCAATTTCCCATAGAAAACAATGGGATCCAACAGCAGTGAAAATTAATTTAGGATTATTAGATAAATCATGGATTGAATTTATGAATAGCATCAATAAGCTAGTTCAGGTAAAAATTACTGATAAGCAATCAGAAAATTTCTTTCAAAATTTGGTATTAGAAAATAAAAAACCGGAGCCAACAAGGACTGAATTACGTAAGGTAGAGAAATTGATGGAATTATATAAAAATGGAATCGGTTCTGATATGTCTTACGGAACGGCTTGGGGTTTGCTAAATGCCGTCACTGAATTGAATACACATGGAACTGGTCGTAAAGGAGAAAGTCATCAATTTTGGGATGCTGAATTTGGTGGTCAAAATGAAATTAAGACAAAAGCTTATAATATGTTAATGTCAGAAGTATCATAATGATTTAATGAAGGGAAGATGATTAAATTATCTTCCCTTTTTTAATATTATTTTATATTTGTATAAAAATCATACCCATTTGGTAATTTGTCATTTGGTTTAATATATTTAATTTTACCAGAACTTAAATTAACTATTCTTATTCTTCCTTTATTTGGGGCAGATTTTGATTGATTAAATTTTGATTGATTATATTTTTTCCAATTATCATTTTTAAAATCAGAACTGAATAATCTTGTTTCTGCTGTAAAAATATTTTTAAAAACTGATAATTTACTTTTTAAAGTGAGTTTTTGTTTTTTAACATATCCTAATGTCCATCCTTTTGGAATAGGCATATGTTTAGGATGTTTTATTGATTTAATTCCGTTATTGATAATTATTTTAGGTGTTGGAGGACAACAGTAAAAATTTTTGTTGATATTACTAACAGCTTTATAATAAAACCCATTTGGCATTTGCTCATTTTCATATAATAAACAATCAATTGTACCATTAGTTATATGTTTAAATTTTTTAGGAACTTTTCGATTTACTTTTTCTAAATTAGTTTTTCCTTTCCAATAACCGTCTGGTATTTTTATACCTGGAGATATTTTAAAATGTCTATTTTCTATTCCATTAGTTATTCTAATTATTCCACTAAATAATCTACCTTTAATCCAACCTTCAGGAATTGGTTCATTTATAGAAATCATTTTATTTTCTAATCCATTATTTATATTAATAAGATTTCGTTTTTTAAGTTTTTCAGAATTAGATTTAGTGTTTTTTGCATTTCTTCCAGAAATCAATTTAAATAAATCTGCTTTAGATGGATCTATATGATAATTTTTACCTGTTAACGGATCATGATACCATTTTCTATTAGAATAAGATATTTTTTTATTTTTAGTTGTTATATTACCTTTAATCCAACCTTTAGGTATTTCTATATCTTTTGGCCATCTAATACAAATATTTAATTCTTCATTAGAAATTAAAATTTTATTTAAATTGTTTGCACTTTGTTGATGTTGATCTTTATTTAACCAAATATCTTTATGTTTAACATTTAATCTTCTCAATACAGTTTGTTCCCATTTTAAACAATCTGCAACATTTTTGAAGCATTTTCTTATTTCAAAATCAAAACCTTCAATACCTTCATTTTCCAATAATAGATGCACTATATTAGAAGATGTGAAATAATGTTTAAAAAATAGTTCAGGATTTGCATTGGAAGAATATTTTGCTCCATAATAACATTTACCGCTTTTTTTATGTTTTATAACATAAGTATATGGAATAAAAGATAAATTAGAAGGTGAATAGTCATTTTTAAATGAATAAATACTTTTGCTGGACATAGTAATCTCCTTGATTATGGTAAAATATGTTTAGAGCTTGTAGATCTGGCAGGATCGTGACAAGCATATTTTTAAAATATATTTATATTTATTAGGGAATTAAATATGCATGCAATTTTATATATTACTCGAATATGCCCGCAGGGTGACGAAGCTAAACTTTTGTTAGAAGAACATAGTATTCCATATAAAGAAGTTATTATTGTCCCAGATGATGAAATTGATGTTGATAATGATTTAATTTCTAGAGATATGTTTTTAGAACAAATACCTACAGCGAGAAGTGTTCCACAAGTTGTTATTGATGGAGCAGTTATTGGAGGTTTGGATAATCTTAAACAACATTTGGGATAATTGCGTAAATACTTCATGAAAAAGGAAATTTTATGGAGTATAAGATATGGATAAATTTGTACAATTATTACAAATAGGGAATGGTGGATTTTCTATTTTTGCATTTTTAGTTTGCGTATTTTTTCTAATAAGAGTTTTTAGAAAAGCGCAAACATCAGCAACAATGGATTGGTCTGATTTATTAACAGTTAATGGAACTAGTAATAAAGTTGCTTTGCCTAAAGTAATGTCTTTAATTGGATTGGTGATAGGTTCTTGGGTTGTTATTCATTTAACAATAATGGATAAATTATCATTTGATATATTTGGGTTATATTTGTCATATGTTGGAGGAGTGGATGCTTATAGTAAATTTTTAGCAATGAAGAGCAAAACTTCTAATAATATTATTGAACAAAATAAAAAATAATTATTTACTTTTCCTTAATTTTGGTATATTATATTTCAAAATAGAGGAGAAGCTGCCATGGCTAAATTAACCGCTGAAGAGAAATTACAAAGAGCTTTAGATAGAAAAGAAGCTAAACGTTTAGAAAAACAAAGAGCTTTTATTGAACGTGTTGAGCTTGCTAAAGAAGCTACTAATGCGTTAATGGATGAAAAACAATTAGCTATCTTTAATAAAAGAAAAGAAATTTTTGTATCAGGAGATAAAACTACTTTATCAGAAATAGAAAAAAGTATTTTTTCCCAATATTATACTTGGGGCAAATTGTCAATTGCTCAAATTAATGTTGTTTTAAGAAGAGTTGAAGAACAAAAAAAATTAAGATTTACAAAAGAATTGTTTGATGATTTTGATATTAATGTTGAAACTAAAGTTAATTTAAAATTTATTTCAATGGAACAAGTTTTTGATGAACCTAGTTTTTATGGTCAATCAACTTCTCATATTGCAATTAGATTAATTAATGATGTTAATCAACATTTTAAAATTAATACCAATAGTAAAAAAATTATTAATATGTTTGCAGAAAAAGAAAATGTTTGGTTTAAAGTTAGTGCTACAGTAAAATGGGTTTCTGACAATAAACAATATGTTAATTTATCATCAAAAGGAATTAAAATTGAGGAGTTTGTAAAATGAAAACTGTATTAATGTTAATGCTATTATTTTCAAGTTCTTTATTCGCAGAAGGTTATCCAGTTCCTTATATGAATGGTTGTCCTTCACAATATAGAAGTTCTGGAGGATATTGTGTTCCAACTTCAGATAAATTTGCAATACCTAGGAATGGAGGATGTCCTTCAGGATTTTTTTCATCTGGTAATTATTGTGTAGCAACTAATTCGCGATATACAGCAGTTCCTTCGTATAATGGTATGGGTTGTCCTTCAGGTTATTTTAAATCTGGTAATTATTGTGTTAAACGAGGAAATAGATGAGTAAATTAAAAGAATGGGATTTAACATTTCTTCGAATTGCAAAAGAATTAGGAGATAAAAGTCATTGTGTATCTAGACAAGTTGGATGTTTATATGTTTTAGATGGACGAATATTGGTATCAGGTATTAATGGAACTCCACCTGATGAAAAAAATTGTGATGAATTATTTGATAAACAAAATTTTGACCCGGCTGAACATCGAGCATGGTCTGATGTTGCTGAATTACATGCTGAACAAAATGCTATAGTGTATGCAGCTAAAAAAGGAATATCTTTAGAAGGTTCTACATTGTATTGTACGTTGCAACCTTGTATCCACTGTTCAAAATTATTATTAGCTCTTGGTGTAAAACGCGTAGTGTTTAGCAATTATTATGATAGAGTTGATATGTCTTCAGTTACTAGATTTAATAGCCATAATATCGAATACGAATATTTACCACTTGCTTAAGATTTTTTTGAATAAATATCTATTTAACGGCGGACTACCTTGCTTAGTCTAAATATAAGCTTCATTTGCTTATGCCTTATTTGCCTAAAGAATGCTATACACTAAGTCGTTAGTGTTTTTCATATAGCATAGGCGTTGTGATACTCGAGCTAAAAACCCGAAAGTAGAGTATCCCATAGGAATTTTTTGTATCCTATGTCTAAAACTCAAGAGAGAGGGAGAAAAAATGAAATACTTCAATGTGCTAATTTTAGCTTTACTTTTAACAAATTCTGCTGAAGCCAGAACGAAACATGCGAAGATAGGTCATAACAAAGGCCAAGTTGAGAAACAGACCTTAACACATATAAAGAAAGCTCGTATTATAGAGCATATTAGAAATAGAAAACATCAAGAAGAAATTCTTGTTTCAACCGAAGATAATAGAACAAATGGAGAAAACTTCAGTTCATCACAAAAAGCAATTCTTAGAACTGCTTATTCAACTGCACAGCAAGAAGGATTAAAAAATCCTGTCATCTTGCCTGGCATCATATTGCATGAAAGTGGAGCAGGAACAGCTAAGAAGTTTAGAACTTCAAAACATAAAGCTGCACATGACCAAACTGTTGGATTAGGGCAAATTAAAACTGGGACTGCCAAAGCAGTTATTGCTCGACATCCAGAAATTAAACAACATATGCATTCTAAAGATGTTCAGCATGAACTTGCGTATAATGACAAATTTAATATTTATGTTGCTGCTTTATATCTTAAAGACCTTCAAGATGACGCTCATTCTGATAATCAGCTAATTGCAGCATATAATTTAGGGCATGTTCCGAAGAAACCTGAAAAAATGGGATATGTTAAATTGGTTAATAGAAGCATTTTCAATATTAAAAAAGATAAATTGTTATAAATTATAATTTACTTTTTTCAAATAAAATGATATAATATTTTATATGAAAATTGCTGAACTAATAAACAAAAATATCTTTTATACTAAATTGTCTTCAACAGGCTTTAATCAATGCAAGTGTCCTATTTGTCATGATTATCAAGACAGAATGGGAATTAAATTTGATGGAGATAATGTTGGTATAAATTGTTTTAACTGTCAATTCAAAGCAAGATATGAAATTGCTAATGGAATTATTTCTAAAAATCTTAAGAAATTTCTATTAGCAATTAATATACCACTTGAAGATATTGAAAAAGCTAGAGGACTTGCATTCTTTGCTCCAAAAGAAGAAGCTATAGTTTCATTAGAACAATTAAAGAAAGTTAATCTATACACACCTGAGGTATCCTTACCTAAACTTTGTGTTAAACTTAATGATACCCATATAGATTACGTAAATTATTTGCAATCAAGAAAAATAGAATTAGACGATTATCCATTTTATATTTCAGGTGACAAATATTATGTTAATAGAATAATTTTACCTTTTTATAGACATGGTAAAATTATTTACTGGCAAGCTAGGTCTATATTACAAAATGAAAAGAAAAGATATTTAAATTGTGAAGTATCTAAAGAAGCAGTTATATTTAATATTGACAAAATTTATCAAAAAACTGAACAACCTTTATATATTACAGAAGGTATTTTTGACGCAATTTTGGTAGATGGTATTTCTATTATAGGAAGTAAATTGAATGAAGCTAAAATCACATTATTAAAACAATCAAGAAGAAAATTAATATTTGTAATCGATAAAGATAAAAATGGTAAATTACTTGCAAATCAAATATTAGAACATAAATTAGGAGACCTTACTATTTTAAATGAAGACATCAATAAAAGTATTATTCAATATGGAAAATTATTTACATCTTATAAATTGGCTAAAAATACTGTTAAATCAGAATTAGAAAAGAAATTGTTAATAGCTAATATATGAAACCTTCAAAATTAAATCAGGATTATACAATGGCCAAATTAAAATCTGCTTTAGATGAAACAGATGCTGTATTAGAAATTATTCACAGTATTAAACTTTTAGCAGAAGACATTAAAAAAATCGCAACTGATAAACAAGTAGTAGAACGTATTAATAACATTATTGAAACCTGTAGGAAAGCTAATGACACAACAAATCATTGAAACATTATTATCATTTGTCCTTTTGCAAGCTATATTAGGATTTATGTCATTATGGTTAATAACTTATTTAAAAGTTCCACATGAAAAAATACTTAAATTTCAGGATATGGATAATTCAGAATTTGATAAGATATTTGAAACTTATTATATTCCCAATTTAAAAAATATGTTTATTATATTAGATTTAATTGCTGCTATATTATTAACATTGTTATGAATATAATCTTTTTAGATATTGATGAAACATTAAATTGTATTTCTAATTCAATTCGATGTAAACAATTAGGATTAGCGCCATATTCTTTTCAAGGATTTAATCCTATTTCTATTGGATTATTACAAGAATTAGTATCATTATCTAATGCAAAAATTGTATTATCTTCTACTTGGAGATTACATTATCAATCTGATGAAGAATGTATTTCCGAATTTAAGAATAATATGAAAGAACATTATTCTTGGGATGATTTTCCGATTATAGGAAGAACTTGTGGTCATTTTAAAAAGAATATTACAGATAAAAAATGGAGTATTAGAGGTGATGAAATAAAAGTATGGTTAGATAACAATAATTGGACAAATTATGTTATAATAGATGATAGTGATGATATGCTTGCAATTCAAAAGAAGCATTTTGTGAAAGTTCATCGTCATGATGGTTTTAATTTTAAAAACTTTTTGAAATGTTTAAAAATATTTGACATTCAATCTAACTATTTTACTATATAAGGAGTTCTATGGATTTAGAAAAACAGCGTATTGTATTTGAATTATTATTATCGAATCCAGATTTATTTGCTAAATGCAATTCAATTATTAAACCAAATTATTTTGACCCATATTTAAAAAAATCAGTTGCATATATACAAGAATATTTTGAAAAATATCATACACTTCCAACTGCTCCTATTATAAAAGCAGAAACGAAATTAGAAATTACGAAAATACCATTAGAAAAAGCTGAACAAGAATATGTTGCAACTGAAATAGAAACATTTTGTCGAAATAAAGCGATAGAAGAAGCTATTCTTGCTGCTCCTGCTTTACTTGAAAAACAGGATTTTGGCACAATTGAAATGAATTTAAAAGCTGCTATTCAAGTTAGTTTGAATAGAGATTTAGGTATTAATTATTTTGAAAATGTTGAAGCAAGATTAAGAGATTTATTAAATAATTCTCCAATGATTAAATCTGGTTGGAAGGATGTTGATGAAGCATTAGGTGGAGGTATTATCGGTCGTCAAGAATTATTACTTTGGGCCGCTTCTAGTGGTATAGGAAAATCCATTGTTATGTCCAATTTAGGTATTAACTTAATTGAACAAGGGTATAATGTAATTTATATTTCGTTAGAATTAGCTGATAGAATTGTTGCAAAAAGATTTGATAGTATGGTTACATCAATATCTCAAGCTGATATTTTAGATAATATTAGTAAAGTTGTAGCAGGTGTTGATCATTTTAAACACAAAAATAAAGGCGAACTTTTTATTAAAAGAATGCCTGAAAGTACAACAACAGCTAATCATATTAGAGCTTATTTAAAGGAATTTGAACAAACTCATGCATTTAAACCAGATGCAATCATTATTGATTACCTGGATTTAATGGCGTCAAACAGAAATATTAGTAGTGAGAATATATGGCTAAAAGATAAATTCGTTTCTGAAGAATGCCGTGCAATCGGGTTTGATTACGATTGTGCTATTATTACAGCATCCCAATTAGGAAGATGTGTTGAAATTAATTCATTAATTGAATTAGAAAATGGAAATAAAATACCAATTAAAGATGTTAAAATTGGGGATAAAATTAAATGTGACTTAGGTTTTAATAAAGTTTTAGCTAAAACACCAATAAGCAAACAAAAAGTTTTTAAAATTAAAACTAAAAGTGGAAAAGAAGTTAAAGTATCAAATAGACATACATTACCTATTTTTGATGATAATGGTATAATGTTAGGAGATATTAGTATTTGTCAAGGATTAACAGTAGGCCATAAAATTTTAATTGATAATAAAATTTAATAGCTATTGGGGATATATTTACTTTATAAGCTCCCATAAATATTATTTATTATAATATTTTGGGAGCTTATTGTAAAATGTACGATTTGAATAATATATTTGAGTTATGTAAAAATAAAAGTATTGTTGTATCAAAAGCAAATCTAAAAAATCATTTGTCTAGATTAGCTGAAGGAGGTGTTAAATTATGCAATGATGAACTTTTATTTAGATTAGAACAAATAATATTATTAGGTAGAAATTCTTCAAGTTTAAATGCTTATATACTCAGATATGGTAAAGAATTAGGAACACTCAAACATAGAGAAAAAACAAAAAAGACAACTGTCACAAGAGATGATTATATTAGATTATATGGAGAAGAACTCGGACTAGAAAAATTGAAACGAAGATCTGCTTCTTTAGAAAATTATATTTTAGTTCATGGAGAAATTGAAGGACCTATTCGTTGGGAACAATATAAAATTAAACGCAATAAAACATATCAAGATAGAAAATCAGAAGGTAGAGATTATAATTCATTTTCTATTAATACTTTCAAAAAGAAGTATGGTGAGGAAGAAGGAATTTTACGTTGGAATAAAAGCAGAGATAAAAGACTTTATAGTCAGTCAAAACAATATCTCATTGATACGTATGGAGAAAGTAAAGCAAATGAAATTGCTCAAAAAAGATGGGATAATAATAGTTTGATGTCTTTTATTGATAGAGAAGGTGAAGAAATAGGAACTAAAAAATATAATGAGTTCTGTTTAAAAACAAAATTGATGCATAATTTAGATAATTTAATAGAATTATTTGGAGAAGAAGAAGGGAGAATTCGATATTCAAAAATAACTTGGCAAGCTAGAACAAGTTCAAAAATATCTAATGAATTATTTGAAGCAATAATGCAACAACAACAAATGGATTTTCAAGAAGATGATGTGTATTATGGCAATAACGAATATTGCATATTTTTGAATAAAGATGAAAGAATAATTATGGAGCAAAAAATGATTTTTCCAGATTTTTTAGTGAAATCTAAGAAAAAAATAATAGAATTTTTTGGTGATATTTGGCATGGGAACCCAGAAATATATTGTATGGAAGATTGTCCTCATCCATTTAGAAAAGATGTTTCTGTTAAAGAACTCCATTTACAAGATGAAAAGAGAATAAACATAATAAAATCAAAAAACTATGATATAATGATAGTTTGGGAAAAAGAATACAAAGAAAATAAGCAATTGGTAATTGATAAATGTTTAAATTTTTTACAAGAGGAGACATAATGAATTTTTTTATAGACGAAATTATTGAAATAGAAGAATTAGATGAAGAAGAAACAATTGACATAGAAGTAGATGGAAATCATCTGTTTTATGCAAATGGGATTTTAGTTCATAATAGTTCAATTGAGGCAGAAAAAGTAAATCAAGGACACATACAAGGTGGATTTTCAAAGATACAAAGTGCAGATTTAATGATTGCTATTATTCAAACTGACCAAATGAGGGCTACTGGAGAATACATTTTTGAATTCTTAAAAACACGAAATTCTGGAGCTGTAGGTTCTAATATTTTAATGAAATGGGACCCTATTGCTTTACGAGTATCTGATTTAATAGAGGTTGATGAAACAAAAGGATTAACATTAAAACCTAAATCAGATAAATTTCATAATAAAGAACCATTACATATTGGTGGAACTATTTTTGATAAACATTCTTCCACGAATAATAATTTACTCAATTTAATCAAAACTTAAATTGATATATAGTAATATGGACAATTAAAACACAAGGATTTTTTAAATATAACTTTTGGAGAAATAAAAAATGGCTGAACAAATCAAAACAATTACTGTCGATGGCGTAGAACATGAACTTGCTACATTTCCAACTGATGTCCAACGTTTAGTTGGTATTCATCAACATTGGGAAGCAAAATTGATTGAAGCAAGATTACAAGTTCCTATGATTGAAGCAGCAATTCGTGATTTAACTCGTGAATTAACTGGTAAAATTAAACAGCATTTGGAAGAACCTGCTGAAGTATTAGAAGAACTTGAAGAGGTTGGTGAAAATATTGTTGAGGAATAAATTATGGTTGCTGCAAATGAAGTTAGTGAGTTTATTCTTACTATTAACCCTAAATTTGAAGGACATTGTAATTTAACTGCAAATAAATTAGAATATATTGATTTAGTAGAAAATGTTGAAGAACATTTTAATATTACTATTAGAGATGATGTGTTAAATGAAATTGCAGTTGTTCAAGACCTTATTAATGAAACTGTCAAACTATTGAATAAAGGAGAGAAATAAAATGGCATATAAATTAACAAAAGCAGATGAAAATTCTGATTTACAATATGTAATTAGATTAGCAGATGAAGCAAGAATTCCTAATTTTCAAGATAACGAAGATTATCAAGAATATTTAGCATGGGTTGCTGCTGGTAATACCGCAGAAGCTGCTGACGAAGAATAAGTTTTAAACTTTTAAAAATAAGAAGGGAAGAAGATTTAATTATCTTCTTCCCTTTTTTATTTCCAGTGATAAATACATTAAAATCTTTTTAATTTTAACATAAGGAAATATAATTATGTCAACAAAAGCAAGAATATTAGCAAATGCAGCAAATTTTACAGCTCAATCATTGACTGATGCTGCCACAATTTCATGGGATTGGACTATGATGCAAAGTGCAAAAGTTACAATCACTGGAAATAGAACATTAGCCAATCCAACTAACGCAGAAGAAGGACAATATGCAGCATTAGTTGTTAATAGAACTGGTTCTTTTGCATTAAGTTTTGGAAGTGCTTATAAAGGAATTTCAACTATTATTCAGAGTTCAGTAAGTGGTAGATCAGACCATTTTGTATTTCGTTATGATGGAACTAATTTTCAACTAGTGAGCTTCAGATCTAACGTAGGAGCTTAATTTATGTTAAATACACAACTTTTTCAAACTATCGATAATGATTATATCGATAGTGAAACATATGAAATAGATAAAAGCTTAAGATTTAGAGGAAGTGCAAGTGCTTATTTGAGTAAAAATTATACAACAACTCCAGTGGATACAAATGCGCGTATAAAAACATATTCTTTTTGGGTAAAGAGAGGACAATTAGCTACAAATCAAATAATGATTAGCACCGCGTATGATGTAAATAATTATTGGGCAATTATGTTTGATTCTAATGATAAATTGTGGATTGGATGCAACAACGTTGCTGAACATGGCGGTGTAGTACTTTTAAAAATAAGTACCCAAGTATTTAGAGATGTTGGAGCCTGGTATCATATTCATATTAATGTAGATACAACTAATATTATTGCTGAGGATAGAGTAAAAGCATATGTAAATGGTAATCGTATTACTAATTGGGTAACAAATACAGTTCCAGCTCTAAATAATCACGCTGCATCGTTTTTGAGTGTTCGTAGTGGAACATGGATTGCAAGAATAGGTAGCGGTTATCTTAATCCATATCTTTTGGATGGTTATCTTGCTGAAATAAATGTTATTGATGGTCAAGCATTAGATCCAACTTATTTCGGAAGAATTGATAATGAATCAGGTCAATGGGTTCCTAAAAAATATGGTGGTAATTATGGAACTAACGGTTTTTATCTTGACTTCAAAGATAGTACAAGTTTAACAACACTTTGTGCTGATAAATCTGGAAATGGTAATAACTGGACACCTACTAATATCAGTCTAACTGCTGGTGTTAACTATGATAGCATGTTAGATACTCCCACTAATAACTTTGCAACATTAAATGATATAGATTATGTTTATCCAGGTTCTGTAAATGGTGTTCAAAATGGTGGTTTAACAGTTAATGACAATTATTCATGGGTTGGTAAGCGTAGTACTTTTTCAGCAACATCTTCATTTGGAAAAATATATTATGAAATGACTGTAGCTTCAACAGGTTCAGCTTCTGCAAACTTTCCAAATGTTGGTCTTTATGAAAATGGAAAAGGATCTTATTACCCAGGATATGATGGAAATTCATTTGGATATTGGCAAGGTGGAACAATTAGTTATAATGGTGCAACAATTACAACTGTTTCTTCTTTTACAAATAATGATGTAATTGGGATTGCATATGATCCTTCAACTGGAAAAATATGGGTAAGTAAAAATGGAGTTTGGCAAGGTAGTGGATCTCCTGATCCAGCTTCTGGAACATCTCCAATTTATACATTACCAATAAATGATAATAGATCTCCTGGATTTTATACTGGTGCTGGTTATGCAAAACCACATGCAAACTTTGGTCAAAGACCATTTGCTCATACTCCACCTGCTGGTTTCCAATCTCTTTGCTCTAAAAATCTTCCAGTTCCTTCTATTACTAGAGGTGAAACTGGTATGGATATTGCTACTTATACTGGTAATGGTGGTAATATCCAAGTTGGCGAATATCAATTTCCAAGACCTAACTACTTGATTAATAGGTCATTGAGATTTAAAGGTGCTAATAGCCATTTGAGCAGAACCTTTGGTACTCCTAGTAATTCATCTATTGCAACGTTATCTTTATGGTTTAAATTATCTGCGTATTCAACTCCTATGTGGTTGTTTGAGTATGCAAATGATGGGAATTTTCGTACAAATATTCATATTAAAGGCGATAACCGCATTTATATAGAATATTTATCATCAGGAACTCTTATATGGCAATGTTATACAATTCAAGCTATTAGCCCAAGTGATTGGAAACATCTTGTTATATCAAAAAATTTATCAGCAACTGTAGCTTCTGATAGATATAAAATATATTTAAATGGAGTTTTACAATCAACTGCTGGTTCATATCCAGGACTTAATCAAGCTGATTATTTTAATAGTGCACTGGCATGTAGATTAGGTATTTATGTAGGTGGTATTTATTCCTTTAATGGTTATATGGCTGAAGTCAATTTTGTTGATGGGCAAGCATTAACTCCTACTCAATTCGGTGAGCAAGATGTTAACGGCTATTGGATACCAAAAGCTTACACTGGTACTTATGGAACCAATGGTTTCTATCTACCTTTCTCTGACAACAATGCATTAACTACTACTTCTAATGTTGGTTTAGGTAAGGACTTCTCTGGTAATGGAAATTACTGGACAACTAATAATATCAGTTTAACTGCTGGTACTACCTATGATAGTATGATTGATAGTCCTACTAATAACTTTGCTACTTTAGATGTATTGACAGGAAACGTTGTAGGTGGAACGTTATATGATGGTAATCTTTCTCAATCTTTTAGCCGCCCATCTGGCACTGGATATCAAAGCATACACAATCTTAATATAATACCTGATGATAATTTAAATATTTATTTTGAAATAGTCATTAATAGTGTAAGTTTTGATGGGAATTCTGGGGTATATTTATTAATTGAAAACAAATTAGGGCAGTGGTTAAGATTCATGAGAAATGGATATGGCCAAAATGAATATGATTATAGTAATAGTACTCCAATTAGCATTCCTGCGGCATTAGTGAATGGAAATATTTTTAGCATTTCTATCAATATGGAAACTAAAAAATTAACTTTTGCACTTAATGGAACAACAATGGGAGTTTTAGATGGTTGGTCAACTAATCTCAAAAAAATTGGAATATTTGGTGGAGGTAATGGGGGTGCAAGTATGAGTACAAGTGTGAACTTCGGTCAACGTCCATTTGTTTATACTCCACCTACTGGTTTCAAAACAGTATCTATTCCTAATATTGCAGAATATACCTCAGATTTGGAAAGTCCTGATTTAGTATGGATAAAATCAAGATCTGCTGCTACTAATCATATGTTATTTGATAGTGTTAGAGGCGCTGGTAAGTATATTTCTTCTAATTTAACAGCTATAGATACTACTGATGTTAATAGCTTAGTATCTTTCAACAAGAATGGTTTTTATCTTGGTAATAATGCTGCTGTTAATACTTTGAATAATACTTATGTAAGTTGGATGTGGAAGAAAGGTATTGCTAAAGGACTTGATATTGTTCCAATAACTTCCACTGGATCAACTACTCCTCTAACAATTAACCATAGTTTGGGAGTTGTACCTTCATTCATAATAATCAAAAATCTTAATTTGGCAGATAATTGGTGGGTTTATCATTCTTCGTATGCTAATAAAGCAAGAAATTATACACAATTAAATACTACTGGAGTAGTATCAACTGCTGCAACAGATTTATGGGGAGTTGGTGGTCCAACTTCTACAGCAATCAATTGTGGAAATCAAGGGGTATTTGCTTCTGCGGCTGGTCAAAATTGTCTGTTCTACCTATTTGCTGAAATCGAAGGTTATAGTAAGTTTGGTTCTTATACTGGTAATGGAAGTGCTGATGGCCCATTCGTTTATTGCGGATTTAAGCCTCGCTGGATAATGGTTAAGAGAACTGATAGTACTGGGAATTGGCAAATATGGGATACATTTCGAGGCTCTTATAATACCATTAATACTAGATTGGCTGCTGATGTTATTGATGCAGAAGGAACCAATTTAGCTGCATTTGATTTAATATCTAATGGCTTCAAATTACGAGATACAAATGCTAATTGGAACACAACTAATGGCAATTACATCTACGCTGCTTTCGCTGAAACACCATTTAAATATGCAACAGCAAGATAAATAAAAACCTCAAACAAGGAGAGACCTAAAAAATCTCTCCTTTCTTTTCTCTAAAATTTTACGAAAAATAATCATTTTTAAATAAAATACAGGGGATAGCATTAGTTGTGTACTTTCTTGGAATACAGGAATTAAATCAATAACATGAGTTTTTTTCACATTTTTAAAAAAGACAAAAATTTCACCAGATAAAATGTTGTGTACTTTTTCAAAATAATCAAAAAATGCAATATTCTATACAAAATTTTAAAAATGCCTTACTGGGTATCACTGGCTATTCATGTAGAAGTTGACCTTATAGTTATTATACCTATTCCTCTAGAAATTACGCCGCGAATACCCAGTTTTTCCTATTGATAAAATTATAACACTCTCTAAACTAACAGTTCCAGGTAAAAATTGAAAATAATCGTATTTTTATTGAAAGAATAAATACTTATTTCAGAGAAAAACCATGTTTAGTTTATTAGAAAATGTATCTCAGCTTGAAGATTTGTCAATTGATGAATATTTGCATACTATTGAAAATCTTGCCACGTTAGAAGTTAAGAAAGCTATTAAAGGATTTGATTTTTTCTTCGGGTTAGATGGAGAAGGGAAATTATTTACTTCTAAATATTCTGATAAAGACCCTTTCTATTCAAGTCATCGATATGCAAGTGAACCTGACAATAATGCTTTTATTGGTGCTCACAAATACGTTTTCAAACATAAGCATAAATTAGAACAGATATTATCTCCTAATCAAGTTGTTCATGCTAAAATACAATTCTTTGAACAAAAATGGGATAAAGAAAATAAACTCATTCTAATAGATGAATTTCCTGATAATGATATTTTTTCTAGAAAATTAATTCGTTCTAATCAAACATTTTCAATTGATGGTTTAAATACCTCTACTATAGAAACACCTTCTTATTGGGATATTGGATTTCAGAAAGATTTAAAAGAACCTTTAGATACTTCATCTATTAGAAAAGAATTAGATAAACTTAGAGAATATTTAAATAGTGTAAGTTATGTTGATGATAAGTATACCAATTTTGATATTACAAAACTGAATTTAGGTTCTATTCCTATGGACCAACGTAATATTTACAAAGTTGCAAGAAATAAAATCAATGATGTTATTTTAACTAAATTTAAACTTCCAATAAAGTCAGAATTTTTAGATACAAATCCTGAAATAGATATTGAGACAGATGATGATATTGTTCAGATTAAAGATGATAGTTTATTAAAAAATAATTTTTTCTTAGGTCCAAAACATGAATTAGCTGGGATTGTAAGAACTAATGACCCTTCTGCCAAGTTAGAATTAAGAGGTGGATTATATGGAGAAGTTCAACAACGTATTGGAACATTATTTGGTATTCCTGAATTAGCTAATATGCAATCAGCTAAAAAAATATTTAAAGATATTAAAGGAAATACTCCAGAAGAAACTGCTCAGAATTTTGCTAATAGTTTATCTGATAAATCTAATTTCTTTAATACTAAAACTAAATTGATTGCAATATATAAAAATTTAATAAAAGATATTCATGAAAAATTAGATCAATTTAAACATGATAATGGAGAATATGAATTAAAATTATCTGATAATACTATATTAAAATATTCTCAAGATGATATTCAAACCAATTTAAATGCATTTGGAGAAATATTAGATATTGTTTCGCAACAATTACATGATATTAAAACATCTACTAATATAATTGAACTTGTATTAGTAGTATATCAAAGAGTTTTAGAATTAGTTCATAATGATATAATTGTTAAAGAAGATTTAAATATAAAACAATTCAAACACTTATCTACAGAAGATATTTGTTTTGCATTTATGGCTAATTATCTAGCAGCTTTGTTATTATTACGTAATAAAGATAAAACAGCTTCTTCATTAGTAAAAGATAATTCTGATAGATATAAAAAATATAATAAAAATATGTCAAGAGTTAATACCTGGGCTTTCCTAATATTCAATTGTAATTATAATAAAGTTGCAAATGAAATGTTAAATATAGGAACTTGGAAGGAATTAAAGAAAATTGCTGGAAGGTTTATTGAAAGGAGAATTCATTACGTTCATGATAGTTTAAGCAAAGGAAATAATTTATTACAGGATTGGGCTTTACAAGAAGATACTGTAAAGCTATTATTAATGAGATTAGAAGTATATGAAAAAGGATTATCTGATTGTATTCAAGTTATTAGATATTGGGATGATGCTAATCAATCTGATAGAGTTCAAACAGTTAATCAATTATTTTTTTATTTACAAAGACATGATAGTCAATCACCATTATTTGCCAGAATGCGTAAGCTAGCTAATGATGTATTGATAAATACTAAATCAGAAAAATTACAGAATGGGGTTAATCCAGTGATTAAAGAAAGTTTAATTAAAATATTAGAAGATGAGGCGGCAACAGCTTCTCCTGTGACACCAAGTGGAAATATTGCAGGAGTGACATCTTCACAAGCAGTTGCTCCAGTTCCTAAAAAATTATTTAGAGGAAAGGTTATTATTAGAAGACCTAGAACTTTTGTTAAAAAATCTAAATTTGAACGTCCTAATAAAGAAGATCAACCTAAACAATTTGGAGCATTTTCTAAAATTAATGAAATGAAATCAGTTCAAATTGAATGGAATGATTTAGATGTTAAACAGGAAAATTATAAAGGTTTTGAATTTACTAGACAACAATATAATTTAGTATCTAAGGTTGTATTAGAAGCTAATGATAAAGGATGGCCAGAAGTTAAATTATCTGGAAGTAAATTAGATATTGAACGATTTTTAAAAGAACAGTATGGATTAGAATATTCAGACATACAAACACTTATTGGAGATTAAAAGTGGGTTTATTACAAGAAATGGAAAAAAGCGGCGGAATTCAGGGATTACCTGCAAAGGATACTGGTGAAGTAAAAACTAAATCTCCTGAACAAGCTAAATTAGAATATACGCTAATTAAATCATTAAAAACTGATAGAAAAACATTTGACAATATTAATGATAAAACAGCTCAAGACTTAGTTACTCAAGCACATGATAGAGCTGAAGAAATTGAAACAATTGCTTTTGGAATGGAATTAGATGATGGTGAAATTGTCAAAATATTTGTAAATGCAGAACAATCTGAACAGTTTGAAAAAGCTTTAGGAGATATGCTAGGACAAGAAGATGATGTTGAAGTTGCTATTGAAAAACTATCAGATGATTACGATATTGTCTCAGTTGAATGGCCTGAAGAAAGAGGAAGTGATGGATTACAAAATCCTGAAACAGGACAAGAAGTTCCAGGTTCTGAAGAAGGTGGAGAAGAAGATGATGAAGCAGAAAAAGAATTTGCCTTAGATTTTGATTTAACTAATAAAACAAAAGATGAAGAAAAGGATAAAGATGGAGAAGAAAAAGATGAAGATAAAGAAGGAAAAGATGATGAAAAAGAAGAAGAAGATACTGGAAAAGAAAGTGATTTAGACTTTGATATGGAAGATGATAAAGATAAAGAAGAAACATCTGATGAAGATGTTGAAGACGAGGAAGAAAAAGATGAAGAGGAAGATAATGCTGAAGATGGTTCTGATGACGAAGATGGTGATAATAAACCAAAAAAAGACAAAAAGAAAAAGAAAAAATCAACTAAAGATAAGGAAACCATTGAAATGAAAGAAAGCTTTTTATTCGCAGATTTTTTAAATAAACCTATTTTATCAGAAGCTAAAGATAAAAAAGAAATCTTTTCTAAAGATGAACTAAAAATTGAAGATATTTTTAATACAGCTTTTCAACAAAAAATAGCTAAGTTATTGTTTCTATTAGATTTTCCTGTTGATAGAATTTTATTAAAGAAATCCCAATTTAGAAAAGGTGTTAGGAATGCAGCATTAGAATTGAATACAAATTCTAGAGCTAAATTATTGATAGGAAGATTAATTAAAGATTTATCAGTGTTGATGTCTAAAGATGAAGTATATAATAAACAAAGAAAATTAGTTAGCAATTTTACTTCTGAAGATTTAAAAGAAAGTCCTGATATTGATGAAAAAATGACTAATGAATTACAGAAATTAATTATTAAAATTTATAGAGCATTAGGTGTTCCTGAAGTATTATTAACAAATAAAGTATCTCAATTAAAACAAGATACTAGGAAAACAGCTAGAGCTTTTGCTAGCCATACTGGAATTAAATCTAATTTGAAAAAATTAGCTCGTGCATTAGATATTGATGCTCCTGAAGAAATTTCTGAAGAATTATTATCTGAAGATGTATCTAACTTTTCTCCAGATAAATTTGTTAATTTAGTTGTATTAATAGCTACTCAATTAGGTATTCCAGAAGCTAATTTAGTTTATAAAAAATCTATGGTTGTTCAATCTATTAAAGATAAGAAACCTGATTTAATTTCTGCTAAAAACAAATTAATATCAATAGCTAAAATATTATCAAATCAACAAATTGCTGATACTCAAATGACAACAGAAGAAGTTAATAGCGCTTATATGCATAGAGCTGCTGATTTAGGAAATTGGAGTATTGCTTCTAAAAAAGATAAAATGACATTATCCATTGAAGATGTTAGTATTACTTTAGATGGAAAAGATTTAGAATTATTTAAATCATCAATTGATAATGGTTTAAGCACCTTAATTAAAGATGGTAATGAAGAATGGCAATTTAAAGCCATTGATCATGGTAAAAAATATATCGCTATTAACGAAAATTCTGACAAATATATGAATGGAATTTTATTACATGAAAAAGATGTCAATGCTATCTTAGATATTATTGATGAAGATTAAAAAATATAAAAAAGAGAGATTATAATATGAATGATACAATATCCTTTACTTCACAACCAATGATATCAACAGATTATCATACACCTGTAGAACAACCAGAAATTCCTGTTGAATATACACCTCAACCAGAAGAACCTGCTGCTGAACCTTGTCCTAATTTATATGCTTATGTTAAAGAATTACCTTCTATACAGAATCCAGAAGGTAGTAATGATATATTCTTTGATATTATTTTAAATGTATCTTGTGAAGGTAAAAGCGCAACTATAATTAAAAAATTAAAAATGTGTAAAAAATCTTTATATCAAGAATTATTAAATAGTTGCCAACAACCAGTTACTTATGTTGAAAGCAAAACTGAAGATAAATCTGATTTAAAAAGATATAGAGAACTTGCTGGTATTTCCCATCCAAAAAATTACGTATAATATTATGTCTAAAAAATTATTACTTCTTACTACTGAACGAGAAAATTGGGCTCCTAAAGAACTTGTTAAAAAGGCAGAGGAAGCAGGATACGATGTTGAAGTTATTGACCCGGAAGAATGTTATATCAATCTAACAAATGAAGAATATATTTCTTATAAAGGCACCAAATATAAAGGTGCTGATTTATGTATTCCTAGATTATCTGAAACTAATTTAGATTATAAAATTTCTATCATTAATCACTTAGATAAAATGGGTGTAAAGGTCCTTAATAAAGGTCCTGCATTAAGAACTGCTTCTAATAAAATTGATACACAAATTAAATTAAATGCTGAAGGTATTAAAACACCTAAAACAACATTATTTACTAATGATGAACAAATAGACCATGCAGTAGAAGCTATTGGGAATAAATTTCCAGTTATTGTTAAAACTATCTATGGAACACAAGGTATCGGGGTAATCAGAGCAGATAGTCGAGCTAGTTTAGTATCTATAGTACAGCAATTGATAAAATCAGGAACTGAATTTATGTTACAAGAATTTATTGAACATAAAGAAAGTGGTCGTATTTTATTCTTAGGTGGAAAACCTTTAGCAACTGTGATGAGAACAGTTCCTGAAGGTTCTTTTAGAAGTAATGCTCATCAAGGTGCTGAATTAAAAGTTCATAAACCTTCAGAACAAGAATTAGAAGTATGTAAAAAAGCAGCTGATGCAATTGGTATTGATTTCGCTGCAGTTGATTATATTATGGATGGAGATGATGTTGTTATTTTAGAAGTTAATGGTTCTCCTGGTTTTGAAAGTATGCAAAAAGTTGTTGATATTGATGTTGCTAAAACAGTTATTGATTATTGCTCTTCATTAATAGATGGAGGAAAAGAAGAAGATAAAGAAGAAACTTCAACAGATAATAGTAAAGAAGAAGATGATGATAAACAATCAGATAAAAGTGAAGATGATAAACAACCTGAATTAGGCGAATTAGAATTTACAACTTCTGCTGAAAAAGAATCAGGTCCTACTGAAGAGGAAGAAGAGGAAGAAGAAACTGGAACTAAAGAAGTTGATATGGATAGAGAAGAAGCTGCTGAATTAGATAAAAAAGAAGAAAAATCTGATGAAAAATCAATGAACCCTCATGCTAATATAATTAATCCTGAATTATTAGATAACGCTCATGAACAGATTATTGGAACTGTAACTAATGTTGTTATCAAACACTTTAATGATGAAGTTCCTATTGAAGCTAGAGTTGATACTGGAGCTAATGTTTCTTCAATTGCAGGTGAAGATATTAAAATTGATAAAGATACGAATCAAGTTTCTTTCAAATTTAATGGAACAGTTTATAAATTTCATTTATTACGTATTGCTAAAATTAGACAAGCTGATAGTGATAAAACAAATGAACGAGCAGTTATTCGAGTAGATATGACAGTTAATGAAACTGTATTACATAACATTGAATTAAATGTTAATGAACGTTCTCATATGAAATACGCTATTCTATTAGGTAGAAATACATTAGCTCAAGCAGCATTATTAATTAATCCTGCAATGAATAATATTTCTGCAATTAGCGCCACAGTATCTACCAAAGAAGAAGAATAATGAAAGTAAAAGAATTATTTTTAAAAGAACAAAATAATATACCTCCATCTATTATTCAACTGGTTAAAGAATATCCTGTCATTTGGAAAATAACAGATGATGGGAAATTATTAAGAACAACTAATTCTTTTACGTTAGAATATTATCAATCAGATTTAGTTCATTATGATGAAATTATTGTTCCAATTGCTAATTTAATAGATGATTATCATTCAGATTTTACTTGTAGTAATTTAAAATTAAAATCTTTTAAAAATTTCCCAGAACAAGTTGAAGGAAATGTTAACGCTAGTAGAAATAATTTTTCTTCTTTTGAAGGTATTACTAAAATTATAACAGAAGATTTAGATATTTCTAAATGTCCAAACCTAATATCACTTTCTGGAATTCATAAACATTTATTACAATGTAAGAATATTATAATTAGTGGAAGTATTACTAAAAATAATTTTTTAGGATTATTAAATATAAAAAAATTAGAAGAAGTATATACTAATGATGATTATGATTATAGTGGAAATATTTGTGAAATTATAAATAAACATTTACAAAGTGATAGAGATGTGTTAGAATGTCAAGAAGAACTAATCACTAATGGTTATAGACATTATGCTAAACTCTAAAGAACTTGGAAATGTTGAATTTCATATAGATATAAATTATAAAGGTTTCGCAGATGTTAAACAATTTAAAGCCAATTTAAAACAATTTTTTAAAAAATATAAAATTGAAGTTAATTTGTTTATCAAAAATGTTCATATATCTTTTAAACAACTAAACCAACAAAATGGTAATAAACAAGCTTTAGAACATATTGAAAATGTAATTGTTAGTATGTGCGATGAATTATTTGAAGTTTATTATTTTGAAAGTGAATTACAAAGTGTTGGATTTCCTACATATAAATTAGAATGGCAAAATATTTTACTTAGTGTAGAACCTAATCAATCAATATCTGGATTGGATAAAGTTATTGGTTCATGTCAATCATTAGTAATTTCACAATGCCATAATGTTGTTGGTGGAGTTTTAAGTTTATTATTAATAGACCAAATTCCATTTTTAACTTTTAATACAATTGAACCTAAATGGTTAGCTATTATAGATAAACATTTAGAAAATGAACGAGATGTTTTAGAATGTCAGGAAGAACTTATTACTAATGGATTAAGACAATATGCAAAATTTTAAAAAATATTTACTTCAGGAAGAACATAATGATTTCTGGCCAGAACAAGATATTCGCGAATGGGCTACAGACCAAGGACATGCAGTATTAAAAAAATATAATGTTCAATCACCTCATGAACAAGGTCAAATTTTAAATCCAATAATTACTTATGGAAAATTAAATTGTTCTTATGTTCAAATTTCTTCATTTCCTGAATGTTTGCCATTAGAAGAAGAAACTGATTTAAGAAAATTTCCTTGTCAATTTGGTCATATATCTAGACATTTTTTTGCAGGAGATTGTGATTTATTTTCTTTAAAAGGAGCTCCAACTTCTGTTGAAGGTAAATTTAGCATTTCTGGTAATGATAATATTTCAACTTTAGATTATTTTCCAGAAAGTGCTTCTAAATATATATTACGTGGAACTTCTATTGCTTCGTTTCACCGTATTAATAAAATAGTTAAAAAAATAAATCCATCTACTGAAGATTATGATCATTTTGTTTTACCATTCTCTAATTTAGGAGATTCCTTCTTAGGATTTTTGCTTATTCCTGGATGTAATGATATAGGTTATTCACCAACTGCAACTACTGGTGAATTAACTAAATATCCAAAATTCATTAAAGCGGTAAATATTGTTGGAAGACATTTGCAAGGCGATAAAGATGTATTAGAATGTCAGGAAGAACTTATTACTAATGGATTAAGGCAATATGCAAAACTTTAAACAATTTTTATTAAAAGAAGAACAAACTTCTTCTTATACTTTTGAAGTAGTATTTCATGCTACTAATTCTCTCAATAGAAGAGAGGTTCAATTTCTTCAAGATAAAGTTGAATCATTAAATGAAGATTATCAATTTGACATCTCTATAGATAGAGAACAAATTACTTGTAAAGTTTTAAAATTAACTAATATTTCTAATCATGAATTAACTAATATTTATGATATGTTATTAGAAGAAGTTAATGCAATAGTATTACAATTTGATAATGATATTGAAGGCGGAAATACTAATTTAATATCTCATGGATTACCTAATCAAAAATTACAATGGGAAACAATTGAAATTATTTGTCCTTCTAATTTTTCATTAACTGGAATAAGTAAAGTAATTGATAAAGAATGCATAGAATTATTTTTTAGCAATGTTGATAATATAACTGGAGGAATATTAGATATATTTAAAATTGATAAAAGTGTAAATATTTATTTTCACGTAAATACTATTACACCTAAATGGGCTAATATTGCTTATAAACATTTAGAAGATAGAGATATATTAGAATGTCAGGAAGAACTAATTACTAATGGATTAAAACAATATGCAAAATTTTAAAGAATATTTAATAACAGAAAATACTAATATTAAATTAGCTCCTTGGCATTTAACATCTTCTAAACAAATAAAAGAAGCAATTCAATATGATGGAAGAAATCATATTAATGATTTTGCTGTTTATAAACATTCTGTAAATGTTATTAAATCCCGTGCTTCTTTTTACTATGATAATACACTATTAGATAAAACTAGATTACCATTTCATTTTGATACTGCTAACGATTTAACTATAAGAAGTGAAACATTAACAAATATTTGGGGTGCTCCTATTATTGCTGATGAACTTGAATTTAAATTAAAATCTATTAAAACACTAGAAAATTTGCGAGGATCATACAACGATTTAGATTTATATACTCCAAGTTTAGAAGAATTTAATTGTAATGTTAAAACTAATCATATTTTTATTAATGCTGCTTCTAAATTTAATGCTAAGGATTTTTCAAAATCTTTTGAATCAGATACTTCATTATCTTTAAATTTTGGAGCAAGTGTTGCAGAAAAACTTTTAACTAATACTCCGTTATTATCACTTTTACTAACAAAGAATTTTAATAGAATATCTCATAATGGAATTGCTGGTAATAAATTAACAGAATTAAGTATTGTAATGGATATTATAAATTATCATGCAAAAATAGATAGAGATATATTAGAATGTCAAGAAGAATTAATTACTAACGGGTTTAGACAATATGCAAAACTTTAAATCATTCTTATTAAAAGAAAATGATGGTATAGAAGATAAATCTTATTTTACTATTCAATTTCATTT